TCTGGCATCCATCGACTCCACCATGACCCAGGCAAGCGTGTCCACCGTTCTGGACGTCAGCAACTCTCTGGAGAAGTTCGGAGAAGACATCGATGGTCAGAAAGCTCTGGTCGTTCCACCTGCACTGTACACCAAGATCCGGAACACCAAGGATTGGTGCCCTGCTTCTGAATTCGCTGCGGGTGCGCTTGTCCGTGGTGCGGTCGGACAGGTGTTCGGCTGCGACATCATGGTGAGCAACCGCCTTGCTTCTGCGAGTGCTGCGTACATCGTGAAGCCGGGTGCGCTTGCCCTGGTGCTGAAGCGTGATTCCCTGGTCGAGAGCGACCGTGACATCCTGCGCCGGGTGAACGTGTACACCATCACCAAGCACTACGCTGCGTACCTGTACAACGCAAGCAAGGCGATCAAGCTTGCGCTGACCTAATACAGGGAGGTAAGCATAATATGGGTATGCTTATGCATCATACCTGGCTGATGCTTCAGCAGGAAGAAGAAAAGAAGGGGAAGAAGACTTCTGCTCCTTCCAAGGAACCTGCTGAAGAAGAGTCCAACGAATACGAAACCGTCCCATCCCCCAAGACGGGTGGGAGACGGAAAGCAACCAAGTAACGAATGGAGGAAACCGCTATGACAGATTCCGAGAAGATCAACAAGGTGAAAGTCCTTGTGGAAAATGATCCTGTTGCTACGGACGAAGTCGTAGCGGTTTACCTCGATTCTGCCCACTCTGCGATGTTGGAGAGACTATACCCTCTCCACCCGGATAAGACCGTTGAGGACATTCCGGCACGTTACGATACGATTCAGTGTGAATTGGCAGCACGATACTTCCTCCGCAGAGGTGGGCAGGGTGAAATCAACCATGAGGAAAACGGTGTCAACAGGCAGTACGGATCGGTTGACGATGCCGATCTGCTTGAGAAACTGACACCGTATGCAAGGGTGGGTGGATGAGATGCATACTCTGGCGAGAAATCGTAAGGACATCTGGTACGCCAACCCTCTGTCGTGGGAATATGCGACAGATTCCAATGGTTATAAGACCGGAGAAAAGATCGCAACCTATGGCGAACCTGTTCACGACAGGATGAGCATGGCAATCTCCTCCGGTGCGAACAACCTGGGGTCACAGGGTATTGCCGAGGTCGAGCCGTATGGCATCGTCACCGGATATACCCACAGGGCAGTAACCTACGACATGAACTGCCCAATTGCGGAAGAAAGCCGGATCTGGTTCGGCATTGAACCGACAAACGGCACTCCGCATAACTTCGAGGTTGTCCGTAGGGCAGTAAGTCTGAACCACATCATCTACTACCTAAAGGAAGTGGATGTGGCGTGATCAACATCAAAGTTTCACTGTCCACTGTTTCCATCAACGATGCAATCAGACGGCTCAATGAGATTGCGATGAACCTTGAAACCGGATTGGAGGAAACAATCAGCATCCTCGCAACGGAAGGTGGAGAGGTCGCACAATCAGCGTATGGTGGGATGGCATCTGCAACAGGTTATTCAACGGGCAATTACGGTGTAATCATAAGCACGGGGGATAACAATGTAATTGCAGAGTTCGGTGCAGGACAAGCAACAATGCCTGTAATGTTTGAGAACTCCCCTGGGACTCCCGTTTACGAAGGAGCATATTCCGAGTTGGTGGGTTCCGGAGAATACTACCGCTTTGGATCATGGCACTTCGCCGGAAGATATTTTACAGAGGTTCCTGCGAGACATGGCTTGCTTGATGCAAAGAACTATATCATCGAAAACAGTACCGAAGTCGCAAAGGGGGCAATCATCTTATGATCGACATAGAGAGCAAGGTGGTAGACACCATCTTCAATGCCGTGAGAAGTGAATACCCAGGTGCGGAAGTGACAACAGGTTTCGATGAGAAAAATGCTACTTTCCCATGCGTTGTAATCCAGGAGATAAACAATTCTCCTCTACGCAGGACGATGACGGATGATTGCGCTGAGAACCATTCACGGATTGAGTATGAGGTTTCCGTGTACACCAACGATGCCGGAACGGCAAAGTCGGAAGGAAAGGCAATCCTTGAGATTGTGGATACCGCACTGCAAGGATTGAAATTCCGCAGAATACGGAAGAACCAACCGCTGAACATTAAACGAACACTGTTCCGTCAGTACGGTCGGTGGGAAGTGGTGGTCGGCAAACCCGTGGAGATTAATGGCAACATGGTATACCAGATGTATCGGAGGTAACAGAGATGAAGAAATGCCCTTACTGTGGTCATGAGCAGGACGAGCAGAATAAAAACTGCGAGAAATGCCACGCCGGACTTCCTGCCGACAAAAAAGAACCCAAACCCGTAAAGAAAAATCCTAACAAGGAGAGTGAATGACATGGCACTTGAGTTCTCCACTATCGGTGTAAAGCTCAACTATGTGATCGAAACCACTGCCGGATCCCGTCCCACTTCCGGTGTGACGAACATTCCGGATATCAAGAGCATCCCCGGTTTTGATCTGACACCCAACATGCTGCCTGTCACGAACCTGGTCGATCCCACGGAACGTTTTGTTCCCGGTGTGCAGACCCTGGGCGGTGACAAGACCATCACTGCGAACCTTACCGCTTCTCTGAAGACGGTATGGACGAGCCTGGTATCGGCAGCTAGTACTGCGTGGGCATCCGGCAAGGCAACATGGTTTGAGATCGAGATCCCCAATTTCGATTCCTTCTGGTTTGCCGGGATTCCGACTCAGCAGGGTCTTGCCGACATCGGTGTCGATGCGGTAATGGATGCACAACTCCACATTATCCCCAACCAGATTGTGGGATTTGCAGCGAAGCATACCACTTAATCACCTGTTGTTAAGAGGGAGGACAGTGGGTGTTCCATTTCCGGTTGCCCGTATCAACAGGATTACTCCCCTTAACATATACAAAACAACCTATACGGGAGGTAAAGAATCATGGCGAATGAAGCACAGAAGATTGAAAGAGTAAAACCTGTTGTTATCCGCAATACGGCAAAGGGATGGGAATACACCCTTGATTTTGACCGTGACACGGTGAAGTTTGCGGAAGGAAGAGGATTCAAGATCCAGGATGTGGATGACTACTCCATGACCAAGGTTCCGGAGTTCTTCTGGTACGCATTCCGGATGCATCATCAGAGGATCGCACTGAACCAGGCTGAAGAGATCCTGCGTGAAATCGGCGGTCTGAGCAAGGAACTCGCAGAGAGACTCATTCTGCTCTGGTATCAGACCTATGATTCCCTGGGGAATGAAGAAACAAAAAACCCGGAAGTGACGGTGGAAATTCTTTAACAGAGGACAATCTGCCGTCACAAAGGATGTCCTTTAGTGAATATTTCGATCTCGTTTGTCCATATTACATGCTATACGGGATGACCTATGATCAGTTCTGGCATGGTGACCCGTGGATGGCAAAGGCATACAAAGAGATGCACAACCTCAAACGCAGAGAGAAGAATGAGGAAATGTGGATAAACGGGATGTATCAGTTGTCTGCTTTATCCGTAGCGTTGAATAACGCATTCAATGATAAAAAGATCAAGTATGTAGAAAAGCCGTTCGACATCTTTCCGAAGAGCGAAGCAGAGAAAGAGCAAGAGATACGGGCAGAACGGCAGAAACTAATCGACACATTGCAGCAATGGAAAACAATGTGGAATAAGCAGACAGGGAGTTGATCAGTATGGCAAACCTTGAAACATTAACGATTGAGATTAATGGCAGTGCTGCAAGCGCATCGCAAGGGATCAACCAACTGATTGGCTCCCTTTCTGCTTTGGGTGCAAAATTAGACGAACAGGTCGGAAGTGTAAGAGCATTCTCATCTGCGTTGAAAGATGTACACAGTTCTGCAATGACAGGCAACGGTACAAAAAGTGCGTTGTCTGCGTTGTCATCTCCTGCTACAACCAAGGGCATAAAACAGACAACGACTGCCATGAAGGAATTCTCCAAGGAACGGCACAATGCGGAGATGATTTCAAGATATGGTTATCTCCCTATTCTACAGACCAAAGGGGCAGAAGAAGTCGCAAAGCAGATACTTCCTGCAAACAATACAAAAGATAAAGCAAAGGCAATGGCTGATTATGCTAAAGCAGTTGATACAACTGTAAAGGCAACAGACAAAGCAGCCAATGGAACAAACGAACTCGCAAAGGCAAATAAGGAAGTCGGAAGAACCACATCGTCTATCCGACAGGCAAGTCATGCATCCACGAGTCTCTGGAAACAGATCGGACGGATTGCAAAGACCATGCTGATTCGCACTGCTATCCGTGCGTTGATGAAGGTGGCAAAACAGGGTCTTGAGAATTATTATCAGTATTCAAAATCGATTAATGGTCAGTTCGCATCTGCGGTTGATAAGCTTGGTGTTGGTGCGACAAAGGCAGGAAATCAGTTGGGTGCAGCTATTGGTTCCCTTCTTGCATCCGTTGCACCGATTCTTAGTGCGATTATTTCGCTTGTGAATTCTGCATTGTCTGCACTGTCCGCACTGTTCTCGTTGCTTGGTGGTGGATCCACATTCAGCGAAGCAACAGATGGAATGAATGCGTTTGCAAAGGCAACAGGCGGTGGCGGTGGAGCAATGAAAGAACTGCTTGCCGACTTTGACGAATTCAACATCATTGCCCAGGAAGGTGGCGGTGGTGGTGGCGGTGGCGGTGGATTCGGCGGTCTGTTCAAAGAATCCCCTATACCGGATTGGATGATCGAGTGGAAACCTCTCATTGAAGCACTTCTGGCAGGAACGTTGGGAGCGGTTGTTC